CGAGCCCTAAACCTAACCGATGGCATCGCAGCTCATCCCCACGACCCCGCAGCCAGACACCACGATCCGCGTTGCACTCGGCAGCAACGTCTACTCGCTGCGTATCGTATGGTCGCAGCGTGGCGAGGTGTTCCGCCTATGGCTCGCCGACTCTGCAGGCGTGCCGCTGCTCGACGGTTTGCGCATGGTCACCATGTACCCGCTGCTCGTGCGGTTCCACTACAAGCCCGAGGTGCCGCCGGGCGAGCTCTGGTTTGTGGACGAGAAAAACCAAGCAGCCAGGCCCACGCTGCAGGACATGGGCACGCGCTTTAACCTCTACTACGCGCCCAACGGATACCTCGACTAACTCATGAGCGACCCCGCCACAATCACCGGCGAGCCAGGCATCGCGCTATTTGACCGCCGCTACAAGCTGCAGGTGGCGGACACTGTGATCACCGGCCTAAACATCCGCTTCAACGTCAAGCGCACGCTCGCAGCCAAGCGCCCCGGCACGTGTGACATCGACATCATCAACCTCGCAGAGCCCACGCGTAAGCGATTGCACGGAACCAAGCAGATATTCACCTCGCTCGAGGCCGGCTATGTCGGCGGCATGAGCGTGCTCTTTCGAGGCGAGCTGCTCGAGGCGTGGAGCAAGCGCCAGGGCACCGACTGGGTTACGACAGTCAGCTCGAGCGACGGGGGCACCAAGCAAACGCGCTCACGCGTTAGCGCCACCTACGGGCCCAAGGTGCCGATACGCGAGGTGCTCATCGGCATCGCCAAGTCACTCGGGCTCGGGCCCGGCAACCTCCTGCAGGCAACCAAGTCCGCCACGGTATGGGATAAGCTCTCAAGCACGTTCGCGCAGGGTTTCGCGGCGTCGGGAGACGCTGCCGGCGAGCTCGACCGCGTCATGCAGACCGCGGGGCTAGAGTGGTCAATCCAAGAGGGTCAACTGCAGGTGCTCGGGCTGCGTCAGGCGCTGTCAGACGCACCCATCCTGCTCACACCGACCACCGGACTACTCGACTCCGTCGAGCTCGGGCGCGACCAAGTGCTGCACTTGTCGACGTTGCTGCTGCCGGGACTCTACCCCGGGCGCACAATCCAGATTAAGTCACGCTACGTTCAAGGATTCTATCGAATCGAGTCTACTGTTCACCAAGGCGAGCTCGACGGCGGCCACTGGACTGTCGGAATAGAAGCCCGCGCGACAGCCGCAGTGAGCCCCAAAAAATGACGCTAGGAACGCCCGAGCTCTCCGAGCTACTGCAGACCGCCGCCGAGCAGGCCGCATTCGAGCTCCACACTGCCATCCCCGGGCAGATCGTTGCGCTCTACACCGACGCATCGACGCGCAGGCAATATGCCGACGTGCTGCCGATGCTCAAGCGCGCACTGCGCGTAGACCCCGAAGACGACGCGCTCACCGACGTCGACCGCCCCCCGTTTATCTACGAGCAGATGCCGATCCTGCCCATGGTCCCCATCGCTTACCCGCAAGGCGGGGGTTTTTTCGCGGCGTGGCCCCTCGTGCCAGGCGACCACGTGCTCGTGGTGTTTGCAGAGCGCAGCATCGATCGTTGGGTGACGACCGCGCGCCGAGGCTCGCAGAAACCGCTCGGCGCGGGCGACGTGGGCACGCACACGCTCGCGGGCGCAATCGCGCTGCCGCTAGGGCCCGCGCCGCTGCCCGACCTCCTGCAGAGCGTGAAAGCCGACGCCATGACACTCGGGCACGACGCGGGCGCGCAGATTGCCATCACGCAGAGCACGGTCAACTTGGGCAGCTACAGCCCCGGCGACGCCGTCGCGCTCGCGAGTAAAACCAACACGGCGCTCACGAGCGGCGAGACTGACACCGGCACAGTCAGAACAGCGACCGCTACCGCCATCTCGTCAATCGAGACCATCTTAGCCGGCCTAACCGGCGCTGTGCCGCCCGCGAACACTGCGATCCGCGTCGCGTTCGATGCAGCCACCGCGGGCGTCCCGCACGCCCACGCAAACGTCGCATCGACCGTTGTGCTGTCCGACTAGCCGACCCGCGCTGCAGCCCCTTGCCAAGGCGCTCGCTCGCCCACTACCGCCGGCTCGTGGCTGACCTCCTGCTCGACGCTACCGGCGACATCATCCTAGACTCGACTGGCGACTTGCCGCTCGTCACAGGCGCAGCCGCCATCGCACAGGACGCCAACCTACGCGTCGCGCTTTTCCGAGGTGAGTGGCCGCTAGACCGCCGCGTGGGCATCGACTACCGCAACCTCATCTTCGCCCGCAAGCCGCCTGACGCGGTCATCAGGGCCATCTATGACGAGGTGCTCCGCGAGACCGCGGGCGTCACCGCGGTCAACCGACTCGCGATCGTGTTCAATCGCCGCACGCGCGCGCTCGAGGTGCGCGCCGACGTGCAAACCAAAGACGGCGTGGCGCTCGTTTACCGCGACATCCTGCTAGGCGAGGGCACCACGACTGCAGCGACCGCGCAGCCCACCAACGGCTCAACACCGCTCGTCAGCCCAACGCCGTCCGGGCAGCCGCTCGGCGTCTTCTCGCCGCGCCAATGGCCCGGCGACGAGGTGCCATCATGACAGCCGGCCTAACACTGCTCGGGTTCACGAGCAAAACGGTGCAGGAGATAATCACCGACCTGCAGACCTACCAGGCCGCCAACATCGCGAGCGGCATCAACACTTCGAGCACGGGTGTGCTCAGCAACATCAACATGTCCGTCGCGCTGCAGCTCGGGCAGCTTTGGGAGCTAGCCGCAGAGATCTACGACGCGCACGACCCCGCAACGGCAGAGGGGGTCGCAGCCGATCACACCGGCTCACTGACGGGCGTCACGCGGCTACCGGCGACGGCGAGCACCGCTACGCTCACGCTCACCATGACTGAGAACGTCACCGTACCCACGGGCTCCGTCGTCAGCGACCCGCTGCGCCCGACTGTGCGATTTGTCACGCTCGCCGACGTCACGAGCAGTAGCGTTGTCGGCACCTACAACAACCTCACCGTCGCGGCCAAGGCTGAAACCACGGGCCCGCTCACGGCTGCGAGCGGCGCGCTGACCAAGATTGAATCGCCAGTGTCAGGCTGGTTGTCGGTTACCAACATCGGGCCCGCGATTGCAGGCAGCGACGTCGAGACCGACGAGGACTACCGCGCGCGCCGCGCAGAGGTGCTCGCAGAGGAAGGCGGCTCAACGCTCGCAGGCATCGTCGCCGACGTGCGCTTGCTGCCGGGAGTGCTCACCGCTGCAGGCCGCGAAAATACCACCGAGGTCACCGACCTGACCGGCATGCCCCCGCATACGTTCGAGGTCATCGTGCGCGGCGGGGATGACTCGGCCATCGCCAACAGCATCTGGAAAAACAAGCCCGCAGGCGTCGACTCTTACGGCACGACATCTATCAACGTGCTCGACGAGGGCGGCAACGTGCAGCTCGTGCGCTTCTCGCGCCCGAGTCTCAAGACCATCAACGTCAACGTTAGCGCGACAACCGACGGGCACTATGTCGCGGGCAGTCTGCGCGTCGCGCTCGAGCTCGCCAGCGTCGACCCAGACAGTGACATGGTTTTCAAGGTCGGCGAGCCCGTCTACCTCGTGCGCTTGCTGTCACAGGCGAGCGAGGTGCCAGGCGTTGTCAACGTAACGCTCGACGTCGACCTTGCGCCCACAGTGCCCGCAGATGCAGTGCCCACGACGCCAGCCAAAACGCTAGTGATTGGCGTGCGTGAGATCGCGTCATTCTCGGGCTCGACATGGGTGGGGGCACCGTAACCACGTGGCGCTCGAGCTCAACACCAAGCACGTAGAGCAGGGCCAAGAGCTGCCGATCTACGATCTGCGGCAACCCCTGTTTCAGAAAGTGCTCGCGAGCTACCTCACCGAAGTGCAGGCGCTCGAGAATGCGCTTTGGGATCTGTACATCGGTACCATGCTGCCCAACGCCAAGGGCGACGCGCTCGACATGATAGGCGCACTCGTCGGGCAAGCACGCGAGGGGCGCACCGACGCGACTTACATCCTTTGGATTACGTCACGCATAACGGTGCTGCGCTCGAGCGGGCGACCGCGCGACATCTACGCGGCAGTGCTGCCACTGCTGCCCGCAGGCGCCACGGCGCGGCTCGTCGAGTACGGCGACGCATCATTCACAGTCACGTTTACCGCGCAGCTCACAGCGGCTCAGGCGATATCCCTTGCCGACCTACTGCGCCAGGCCAAGGCCGCCGCCGTGCGCTTCGACGCGGTATGGAGCCCGAGCCCCTCAACGCTTTGGTTTCGCTATGGCACGGCGGCTGCGCCCACGCTCGACGCAACGCGTGGCTTCGGAGACGTCACGCAGACTACGGGCGGGCGTCTTGTTGGTATCGTGTGAGGTGACACAATGGCACTAACACTCACTTTCAATCAACCGGGCATCGCAGCGGGCGACCTCGACCGCGGGCGCACCGACCTTCTCACCACAGACGCGGGCAGCGGGCGCGCGCCCCTCGTCACCATCGAGGTCGGCAGCGTGCCCCCGGGCTCCGTCGTGCTCGTGCAGGCGCTAGACGAGCCGCCCGCGAGCTCGCCGCTGCTCACGCAAGTGTCGGACGCGATATGGACACTCGACTGGAATGCGGGCGCATGGGGACCGTTTCGCGTTCAGGCTACCGCGTCAATCGGCACTGAGGTCGTCTCGAGCGTCACGCGTCGCATCTCCGTGCGCTCGCCAACGTTCCACCTCGCTTACCCTTCGTTGTCCGAGCGCTACGACCCCAACGCGCATCTCGTGCCGACTGTGCCGAGCGTGCAGCTCACGGAAATGAACGAGCACTCCACCAACAGGGCGCTCGTAGACTTCCACCGCGAAGTCGTGCAGGCAATCGACACGCTCAGCGCGGGCGGCATCGACTCGATCCCTGACGGCTCAATCACCGAGGCCAAGCTCGACCCCGCCTACAGCAGCACCGTCGTCGTCACCGACGGCTCGCGCCCCATGGTTGCGTCGTTCGACGCGGGCTCGCATCCCATCGTCAACGTCGGCGCACCCGTTGCGCCAACAGACGCCGCGCGGCTGCAGGATGCAGACTACCTCGCAGGCGCTGGCCTCCTGCGCACCGGGCACACGCTCGACGTCGTCGCGCATGCCGACGCCAGCATTGTCGTCAGCACTGACAGCGTGCAGGTAGGCGTGCTCGCCACCGACGCACAGCACGGCACACGCGGCGGGGGCACGCAGCACGCAGTGGTCAGCACGAGCTCGGCGGGCTTTTCCAGCGCTGCCGACAAGACCAAGCTCGACGGCATCTCTGCCGGCGCCGACGTAGCCATCGTCGCGCTCGCGGCGGCATCTGCGCCCATCGCCGTCAACTCGCAGCGCATCACAAACCTAGGCGCCCCCATCGCGGCCACTGACGCAGCACGCGTGCAAGATCTGCTCGACGCCGCAGTGGTAGCGGGCGCGGGCCTCGTGCGCGCAGGCACCACGCTCAACGTGGTCGCAGACGCCGACGCGTCCATCGTGGTCGCCGCCGACAGCCTCAAGGTCGGCACGCTCGCCACCGACGCGCAGCACGGCACTCGCGGCGGGGGCACGCAACACGCAGTGGTCAGCACGAGCTCGGCGGGCTTTTCCAGCGCTGCCGACAAGACCAAGCTCGACGGCATCTCTGCCGGCGCCGACGTAGCCATCGTCGCGCTCGCGGCGGCATCTGCGCCCATCGCCGTCAACGGCCAAAGAATCACAAACCTCGGCACGCCGACAGCGACCACCGACGCCGCAACCAAGGCATACGTCGACGCAGCCCCGCCGATCCTGCACTCAAGCACGCACGCAGACGGCGGCGCCGACGAGCTCAGCGTCGCGGGCTTGTCGGGGCTGCTGGCAGACCCGCAGACGGCGGGCGGGCTCAAGACGGCCACTACCACCGTCGCCATCGCCGCAGCCGCTGCGCCTGCCGTAGACACGGCGCTCATGGCGAATAGCTCGACCGCGGCTGCGTGGCGCATCCCGCCCAACGCCACGACCAGCTTGCCCGGCTACATGAGCGCCGCCGACAAGCTCAAGCTCGACGGTGTCGCGACGTCGGCTGCAGCCGTCGGCAGCGCTGCCGCGTCTCAGGTGACTGTCACGACCGCGGGCCCCGGCTCGTCTGCGACTGCCGCCCGCGCTGACCACATTCACAGCGTCGCCACCGCTGCGCCGTCGGCGCTCACCGTAGGCGGCGCGCAGGCCCCCGGCACATCGAGCTCGCTTGCGCGCGCCGACCACGGGCACGCCATGCCCGGACTCGCAACCGGCGCAGCCGATGGCTTCCAGGCTGCCGCCGACTTCACCAAGCTCGCGGGCATCGAGGCGGGCGCGCAGGTGACGTCATTCGCCCGCGTGCAGACCGCACTCGGCGTCGCTAGCTCAGCGGTCAGCTTCAACGCGCAACGACTCTCGAGCGTACTAGACCCTAGCGCCGCGCAGGATGCAGCCACAAAGGCATACGTCGACGCGATTGCGCAGGGGTTGGACGTCAAAGCGTCATGCCATCTCGTCGCCACCACCAACGTCACGCAGTCCGGCATCGGGCAGACCATCGACGGCGGAACCGTTTTCACCAACGACCGCATTCTATGCGTTGGGCAGTCAACGCCCGCGAATAACGGCATCTGGTTCGCTGGCTCGGGCGGCGCATGGGTACGCGCGACAGACGCCGATACATCGGCCAAAGTCACAAGCGGCATGTACACGTTTGTCGTCGGCGGCACGGCAAACGCAGATAGCGGGTGGGCTCTCATCACCCCCGACCCGATCACGCTCGGCACCACCGCGCTCACCTTCACTCAGGTCACTGGCGCGGGACAAATCGCTGCCGGCGCTGGCTTAACTAAGACCGGTAATCAGCTCGACGTCGTCGCGCACGCCGACGGCTCCATCATTGTCGCAGCTGACAGCGTGCAGCTCGGCGTGATTGCCACCGACGCGCAGCACGGCGTTAGAGCGGGCGGCACGACGCACGCAGCGGTTATCGCGGGCGGCGCGTCGGGCTTCATGACGGGCGCGGACAAAACTCGGCTCGACAATCTCGAGGGCTTCTCTGCGGAGAAGGCCCCCTGCCGCTATGCGCAAATGGGCAACCTCGCTCTTTCCGGCCTCGTCGCCTATGACGGCGTGACCCCAGTTGCCGGCGACCGCGTTTTTGTCGGCAACCAAAGCGCGACATCGACAAACGGAATATGGATTGCGGCGTCTGGCGCCTGGACTCGCGCAACGGACGCGGACACCTCTGCCAAGTTCCCCGCCGGCATGTCGGTGCGTACCAATGAAGGCACGGTATCGGGCGACTCGCTTTGGGTGCTCACGACTGACGGGCCGATCACGCTCGGCACCACTGCACTCACATTCGCGCGAGCGCCCAGCGTCGCCGACAAAACAAAAATCGACGGCATCGAGGCCGGCGCGCAGGTTACGAGCTTCGCTCGCGTGCAAACGGCGCTCGCCGCAGCTAGCTCTGCAGTCGCGTTCAATGCGCAGCGCTTGACGGGCGTCGCTGACCCGACAGCAGCCCAAGACGTCGCGACCAAGGCATACGTCGACGCCTCACCGCTGTCAGACTTCAAGGAATCGGTTCGCGTTGCCACGACCACAAACCCGGGCACCGTCACGTCTGCCGCGCCCAACATCGTCGACGGTGTGACGCTCGTCGCGGGCAACCGCGTGCTTAACAAGTCGGCGGGCGCCGGTACGCTCGGCGGGATATGGGTAGTTCAAACTGTCGGCACCGGTGCGAATGGCGTGTGGGCACGAGCCGCAGACGCAGACGTCAGCGCCGAGGTTACAGCCGGCATGGTTGTCTTTGTCACTGAGGGCGCGGTCAACGCCGACACGGGTTGGATCCTCACCCCGAATGACCCGCTAGTCGTGGGCTCCAACGCGCTCGACTTCCAACGCTTCACCATCACACCGGCCGAGATTGCTCGCATAGACAACGGCGCTCTCCCGTACTCCGCAGCCGTCGCCGTCAACACGTGGACTATCGCCAACTCAGCGGGCACGCGAACGTTGCCAAGCCCGGCAAACGCTGGCGACACCGTTGCGATCCTAGTCACGCAAACCGGCTGCAACATCGCAGCGGGCAGCGGCAATATGATTGTCGACGCGAGCGGCTCTGGTTACACAACGCTGACATCGGTGCCGATGCCTGCGTTGTACACGTTTCGCTGCGCCGTCGCGGGTTTCTGGTTTTTCGGCGACAACGTTGCGAGCTCGACGCTGCCGGGACTCATGACAGCCGGCGATAAAACCATCCTCGACGGCCTAGTTGGGCGGCGCTTCAAGGATGTTTGCGACATTTATACAGACTATCCGATCACGTTATCGGGCTCGGCCAGCTTTGCACCCGGCTTCCGCGTGCTGGTCATGGGGCAAGCAGACACAACCACAAACGGCATCTATGTCTCGGCTGCCGGCGCATGGCCACGCGCTACCGATGCAGACTCGTCAGCAGACTTCGGACGCGGCATCGTAGTTCCCGTGCTCTGGTACACGGAAGGCACGAGCGGTCTACTACTATGGGCCACTAATACCGCGCTGCCTCTCGTACTCGGTACAGATCCAATCGTATTCAGGGAGGAGAAGGGCGGACAATGGCTGCTCAACATCCTAGACGACCTCGGGAGCGACGTTGCTTGGGGGTTCCAACGCCTCACCTCCGTCGGCGACCCGATCAACGATTGGGATGCAGCGACGCAAGGCTACGTCAAGACGGCTGTTGCCGCGGTTGCCGCGCCAGCAGCCTACAAGGCGCCGGCAAAGCTCGTCGCGACGACTAACATCACGCAGCAAGCATCGGGCGGGACTGTCGCGATTGACAGCGTGAGCACGGTAAACGGCGACCGCGTTTTGTTGGTCGGACAGACCGACCCGAAACTAAACGGACTGTATATCGTCGGCGCCACTGCTTGGGCACGCGCCACCGATGCGAGCACCGGTGCGCTGCTAGTTGCGGGATCTATCGTCCCCGTCAACGAAGGCACCATCAACGCTAACACCGCCTGGATGCTCGCCACGGACGGCACGATCACACTCGGCACGACCAGCCTTAGTTTCGTGCAAGTCGTAGGGCAGCGCGGGACAGCGGCGCCAACGTCTGTTGCGGCTGGTGTTGCGAGCGCGCAGGGAACGAGCTCGACTTGGGCATCCATCGATCACGTGCACGGGATAGTCGCGCTCGACCACGGGCTAAACAACTTCCGCATCTCCAACAACGCAACGAGCATCCCCACAACGGCAACCGCGAGCACCGTCACGCTCGCGCCACATGACGGCAATCGCGTAGCGTTGTATGACGGCACAAACTGGCAAAACGTCACGCTTGCGAGCGGCGCGACCGTCAGCGTGACGGGGCAAACGACGGGGCG